TCGCAAGACAAGATTCGCATCGTTGACCAGTATGAGCACCGTATGGGTGTGGACGATGACACGATGGCGGCTATCTACTCCCGGTCCGACGTGCTCCTGTCTGCGTCGGCTGGGGAGGGGTTTGGTCTGCCTGTGTTGGAGGCGCAGGCGTGTGGCACTCCGGTGATCGTGTCGAACTTCTCGGCGCAGCCGGAGCTGGTCGGCGACGGCTGGCTTGCTCAGGTTCAGCCGCAATGGAATCCGACCCAGTTGGAGTGGTTCTCGACGCCGATGGTTCCGTCTATCGTGGAAGGGTTGGAGAAGGCGTACGAGCGTGGCCCGTACAAGGTTTCGGAGCAGGCTGTGGAGTTTGCGAAGCAGTATGACGCGGACAAGGTGTTTGATGAGGGTTGGGTGCCGCTGCTGGACGGTGCGGCATGAGGCTTCTATGGCTGTCTCACCAGTTCGCTGCGTCTGAGCCGCAGCCGAAGCGCACAGGGCTGCTGCCGGGCCTGTATGCCGGTGGCGCGGAGATGTCGACCGAGGAGATGCTCGCGCAGGCTCCCGACGGTGTGGAGGTTGTCCGCCACCATCTGCCGCTGCCCCTGCCGGACCTTGACGAGTACGACCTTATTGTTGTCGGTGCGACGGAACATCTGAAGCCGGCGATGCAGACGGCGCTGCTGCCATACCGGCCCGTCGTATGGGTTCGGTCGCCGCAGCAGTCGTGGCGGATGGAACTGTTCCGTGCCGCCCGGCTGATGGTGTGGCCGTCCCACGAGTGCGCACGCTGGCACACATGGTTCGACCTGCCCTACCAGATTTGCCCTGCCCCGATGAACGTGTCCGCCATCCCACGAGACGGCGTGAAAGAGAACGTGGCGTTGTGGGCGGGCCGGAACATTTGGCACAAGAACCCTGACGGGGCGCGCAAGTGGGCCGAGGAAAACGGCATCCCGTTCCGTGCCGTGACCGACGCCGACCGGGAGACGGTGCTGGCAGAGATGGCGACCGCCAAGTATTTCGTTCACCTGCCGAAGAACATCATCGACCCGTGTCCGCGTACTGTGATCGAGGCGCAGATTGCGGGCTGTGAAATCGTCACGAACGAGTTGTGTGGCAGGGTGCCGGGCGACACTCCCGACGAGGTTGCCGATTTCGTGTCTGGCGCTGGCGAAAGGTTCTGGGAATGGACGCTGAACGCCTGATTGCGCTCGAAGCGCAGTTCTCTCCCGCCGTGGAGAAGGGCCGGGGGGTTTTCTCTCCGAAGGACAGGAACCCTCATGCGCCGTGGAACCTCGGTGGCGACAAGATGGCGGCGGACCGGAACAACTACGCCCACGTCTACTCTGCGCTGCTGAAAGACCTGAACCCGCAGCTCGTCGTGGAGTTGGGCGTGTTCCGTGGTGCGTCGCTGGCGCTGTGGTGTCACCTGTACCCCGAGGCGCTCGTCGTCGGCCTCGACCTTGATTTTGAGCGGTTCAAGGAGAACCGTCCCGCTCTCGTGTCACGGGGCGCGTTCACCTACAACCAACCGATCCTGCACGAGTGGGACGCCTACGGCGAGGACACCGATTTCCTTGCCGACCTGCCGGGCATCGACCTGTTCGTGGATGACGGGCCGCACACGCGGGATGCTATTACGAACACGGTCCGGCTGATCGCCCCGCTGATGAACCCCGGCGGCGTGTACGTCGTGGAGGACTTCCCCGGCGGCGGCGACATTCTCCGCGACTTCTTCCCGAACGCGCAGATTATTTACGCAGGTCGTATCTCGGCAGCGAGGCTGTAGACTGCTGCGGCCCGGAGGTTCCTGATGGCTAACTATGCGACCGTGAACGAGCTGAAGGCTGCGCTGCGCATCAGCGACAACGTGGACGACACGCTGCTGAACACCGCTCTCACGTCCGCATCGGCGTGGGTCGACGGCTGGTGCAACCGTTCGTTCGAGGCCGCCGGAACCGCCGTGACCTACCGGGACTACATCCCTACCGGCACGTTCGAGACGCTGTTTATCGACGACGCGGTGGAAATCACCGAGATTCGCGTTGACGACGACCTTGACCGGACGTTTGCGGAGACGCTGCGGACTATCGACTGGCAGGCGGAGCCGGTCAACGAGACGACGTACGGCATTTCCCTCCCGTACTACCGGGTGAAGCCGTTTGAGGATGGATACTGGCCGACGTGGCGCGGTCAGGCCACCGTCCGCGTGTACGCCCGTTACGGATGGCCGGAGATTCCCGAGGCCGTCCACGAGGCGACCATTCTTCAGGCGTCCCGCCTGTTCACCCGTCTTGACTCGCCGCTGGGAGTGGCAGGGTTTGGTGACATGGGGGCGATGCGGGTGTCGCGGTTTGCGGACCCGGATGTTGAGTTGCTGCTTCAGCCCTATCGGAAGATTCGGTTCGCATGAGCAAGCTCGCGGACATTCGTGACGGTCTTGCGGATGCGATGGGGACGATTTCCGGCCTTCGCACGTCCGCGACGGTGCCGGACTACCCGCGTCCGCCTATCGCCATCGTCCTGCCTGACCGGATCGTGTACGACCTGAACGCAAAGCGGGGCGCGGACACCTACTTTTTCACCATCATGCTGCTTGTCGGCCGTGCGGATGACCGGGCCGCGCAGAACAACCTTGACGCTTTTATCGTGGGGGATGGTTCTATCAAGGCTGCGGTGGAGTCTGACCGGACGCTCGGTGGAGCTGCGAACACTTGCCGAGTGACGGAGATGGGCAACTATTCTTCTATGTCTGTTGGCGATACGCTGTATCTTGCAGCGTCGTTCACCGTGGAGGTGGTCGCATGAGTTTTCGAGTGATGAGTAACAGGCTTGCGTGGCCTGCTGGCACCGTTTTGGGTGCGGGCGACCTCGCAGGGTGTAACATCGACGCGCTGGTGCAGGGTGGTCATCTTGCACCTGCGGGCAAGCGGACGCCATCCGATGAGGTTCCGGTTAGTCCACGAGGTAAGCGTAAGGTCGAGCCGGTGGCCCCGGTGACCGAAGACGATTCGGCTGAGGAGCCGGAGGAGCAGGAATAATGGCACGCATCGTTCTCACGGACGTTGGGGTTGTGCTCGGCGGCGTTGACCTGTCCGACCACATCGCTAGCGTCGAGATTTCCCAGAACTTCGACGCCGTTGAGACGACGGCGTTTGGTGACGGCGGTCGCACTCGCGTCGCCGGGCTGGAGGACTCCACCCTGTCCCTGTCGTTCCATCAGGACTTCGACACGGGTGAGGTTGACGCCACGATCGCGCCGCTCGTCGGTGGCACCGCGTCGTTCGACCTCGCGCCTTTCGGCACGGGTGTTGCTGCGGCTGGCACGGCCCCCCGGTACACCGGCACCGTTCTGGTCACCGAGTGGACCGCGCTGAACGGCGCTGTCGGCGACCTCTCCACCGCTGATGTGACGTGGCCCGTTGTCGGTCAGGTTGCGCGAGGGACTGGTGCATGATTTCCCTCACCCTGCGCGTAACCCACAACGGTGACACGAACGACTATCAGGTCGGCCCGAAGGTGCAGGTTGCTTTCGAGCGCGAGTGGAAGGTCGGGATGCCGAAGGCGTTCTCGGCCGACCAGCGCGTAGAGCACATGTACTGGCTGGGCTGGAAGGCTCAGCAGGCCGCTGGTGTTGCGGTGAAGCCGTTTGACAGTTGGCTTGAAGGCGTAGAGTCCGTCGAGGTAGTGAGCGGCGCAGAAGCCCCTTTATAAGAAATGGGGTGACGATGCTCGTGGCGCAGATGTCGATTGCCACGGGCATCGCGCCGAATGACCTTCTGGACACTCCGCCCGAGGTCTTTCGTGCGATGCTGAAGGTGCTTCAGGATCGTGCGAAGGAGTCAAAGAAGGCGGCGAATCGGCGTGCTTGACTGGGAACTGACCATCCGGGGGTACCGAGGTACCCGCCGTCTTATGCGCGAGCTGGAACCTGAACTGCTCCGTGAGATGGACCGGACGGTCAAGAAGAAGTTGGAGCCGATTCGCGTTCAGGCAAAGCGTCTTGTTCCCGGCACGCTGCCGCTGCGCAACTGGAAGACGCCCCACAACCCGTATTCCCAGCCGTCGTACTCGCCGTATGGGCGACGGTGGGATTACGAACGGTTGGAGTGGGATACGACGATGGCCCGGAAGGGCATCGTGGTCCGCCAGCCGAAGCGCCGGCGTCGCGGTCAGGTAACCCGGTCGCTGTACCAGTTGCAGTCGAACAACCCGTCTGCGGCCGTGTACGAGCTGATGGGCCGTGGCAAGTCCGACGTGAACATGGTCGGGAACCTTCGCCGGAAGTATCCGGGGACCGGCCGTGTCCTGTACCGGGCGTTCGACCGTTACGGTGGGGATAAGATTGAGAAGGATGTTGTAGACACCGTAAGGAAGTTTGAGCGCGAGTTCAATAGGCGTCTTGACGCGGCGGGTGACTGATGGCTAGTGGGATTCGCATCAACGTCGGTGCGTCCTTTGACGCCAAGGACATTCGCCGCGCCCGCAGGGAAATCGATGGCCTCGAAGATGAACTCAATGGCCTAGATAAGTCGATGATGCGGGCTTCCCGTGCTGCGGGGAGTTTCGGTCAGGCGATGACCGGCATCGGTTCGGTAATGACGCAGAGCATCACCGTCCCGATGATTGGTGCCGGTGTTGCTGCTACCAACTTGGCTGCGAGTTTCTCTGAGTCGATGAGCCGGATCGTCGGCCTTGTCGGCCTGTCGTCTGAGCAGGTTCAGGCGATGGAGGCGGATGTCCTGTCGCTGGCGGGTGAGACGGCGAAGGCTCCGCAGGAGCTTGCGGACGCGCTGTTCGTCGTCACGTCGGCCGGTCTGCGCGGCGCGGACGCGATGGAAGCGCTCGAACTTGCCGCGAAGGCGGGTGCTGCCGGGCTTGGTGTGACCAACGACATCGCCCGTGCGGTCGCAGGCGCGATGAACGGGTATGGCGCTGAGACGCTGGACGCTGCCCGTGCGACTGACGTGCTGGTTGCGACCGCCCGAGCCGGAAACTTTGAGACTTCCCAGTTTGCCGGCGCTCTCGGCCGTGTCCTGCCGTTCGCCTCGCAGGCCGGAGTAACCATCGAAGACCTTGGCGGTGCGGTCGCGCTGCTGACGCGTACGAACGGGAACGCTACGCAGTCGATCAACCTGCTGCGCGCCCTGTTCGGCAAGTTTGTCATCCCGACCGAACAGACACGGACGGTTCTGGCTGAAGTCGGCGTGGAGATGGCCGACATTCGGGAAATCATCCAGCGTGACGGCCTCGTGGCTGCTCTCCGGGCGTTGGAACGCGCTGTCGGCGGAAACCGGGAACAGTTGGGTCGCCTCCTGTCCTCCGAGGAGGCTGCGGCTGCCGCTTTCGAGATTCTCAACGCTGACGCGAACACGCTGACGGCCACGTTCGGGGAGACGGCGCAGGCTGCCGGCCTTACTGCCGAGGCGTTCGGCGTTGCGGCCGACCAACCCGCGTTCCAGTTCCGCCGCGCCCTGACCGAACTGAACGTTGCTGCCGTGGAACTTGGAGCGTCGTTCCTGCCGATTGCCACCCGTCTGGCACGGCGGGTCACTGAGATTGCGGACGCCTTCCGTGACCTGTCTCCGCAGCAGCAGGACTTCCTTATCAAGGCCGGGCTGTTTGTCGCTGCTATCGGCCCGGTGCTGACGGGTCTGGGCCTGCTGTCCCTTGCCGTTCAGGGTGTCACGCTCGCTCTGGCGAAGATGTCTATCGCGTCGGTAATCGCTACCGGCGGTATTGCCGCTGTCGGAGCGGCCATCGGCATCGCGGCGCTCAGGTCACATTTCGCCGAGCTCGGCATCATCGGGATGAACGACGAGATGCTGAACACTCGTCAGGAGGCCCGTGACGCGGCGAACGAGATGGAACTGTTCGACCGGAAGCTGGTCAACACCACAAGGGCGGCGAACGACGCGGAACTGGCCCTGCTGAACCTCCGGTCGGAGATGGCCCTCGCAGCACTTGACCCCGATACTGGTTCTACCCCGGAGGCCCGGTCGGCGCGTGCTGCGATCAACCAGCAGGAGCGCGAACGCGTCCTGAGGCTGAGGGAGCAGCAGGAGGAGGAGAAGCGCCTCCGCGAGGAGATTGAGAAGCGCGAAGCGGAGATGCGCGAGGCCACAGAGGCCGCCGAAGCCGACGCCGAGGCCATCACCGCCGCCACCGAAGCGAACGTGGCGCTCACCGACTCCATGCGCGATTCGCTCCGGTCCATCAACGAGCAGAACGTCGGCGTGTCCGACGCCCGCGACCGGATCGCCCAGTTCTCCCGCGAACTGCTCGCCGCCGGTTCCATCACCGACGGCGTTTCCCGTGCTGCGGAGCGTCTCGCGCAGGTCGTCCGCCGCGACATCGACAACGCCCTCGCCGAAGGGAACCGGCGTCTTGACGAGGCGAAGGCGAAGTTCAACGCCTACCGAGACGCCATCGCGCAGGGCATCACCCGTGGGAACACCCTCTCAGACGCCGTGTCGGAGCAGACGACCGCCCTTCAGAACCTTACGGCCGCAGAGGAGGCGTACCAGCGGGCCAAGGAGGAAGGCGACGAGGAAGCCATCGCCAAGGCCGCCAAAGACCTCGAAGCCGCCAAGGACGGCGAAAAGTCGTTCCTAGAGTTCCTTGAAGTCGGGGTGACGACCGCCGAAGGGTTCGCAGCGCAGATTGACGCCCTCCGTGAATCCGGCGCGTCTCTGGAAGTCGTCCAGCAGATTGCCGAGCTCGGTGCGCGCACAGGATCGCGTGTGGCGTCCGAACTGCTGGAGGGTGGCCGGAGGGCCATCGAGCAGGCGAACGCGATGGTGAAGGCCGTTGAGGCCGCCTCACGGCGTGCTGGCGAGGGTGCCGCCCGCCAGTTCTTCGGAGCAGGTGTGGACGCGGCCCGCCAGTTCGTCAAGGCGGTCGAAGCGACCATCCCCGAACTCCAGTCGGTGCTGGACCGGATTGCGGACATGATTGAGGCTGCGCTTGGCACCCGGCCGAACGTGTCCCTGACGGGCGAGGAGCGGTTCATCACACCCCCGCCCCCGACCGGCGGTGGCGGCGGCGGAGGCACCCCGACCCCTGTGCCGCGTGCGGCCCCTGTCGATCCCGGCCGTATCGTCATGCCGGGAACGCCCACGTTCTTTGCGGACGGCGGACTTGTCATGGGTCCGACGCTCGGCATTGTCGGGGAGGCTGGCCCAGAGCTGATTATCCCGCTGGATCGGGCCGGTGGCATGGGTCAGACGACGGTGAATGTGACGGTGACGTC